GCGGTGGACCCCTCAGGAGGATCCAAATCGACGAACGACGAACAGGGTATCGTGGTCGCCGGCCGAGACCGTGTGGGGATTGGGTACGTGCTAGCCGATTGGTCGTGCAAGGAAACCCCAAGCGGATGGGGGAAGCGAGCAGTCCAGGCATTCGACCACTACGAAGCCGACTGCCTCGTCTATGAAGCAAACTTCGGAGGGGCCATGGTCCGGCACACTCTTCAGACCGCGGCCCGTTCCCTGTACGATGAAGGTCAACGCTCCACTCCGGACATCCCCCTTCGCGCCGTGGTCGCATCGCGGGGGAAGACGATCCGGGCCGAACCGATCTCAGCGCTTTACGAGCAGGGTAAGGTGAAGCATGCTGGGGGCTTTCCCATTCTCGAAGCACAGATGACGGGGTGGGTCCCTGGCGACCCCTCCCCCGACCGATTGGACGCGCTCGTCTGGGCGCTAACTGACTTACTCTCACGGCCGAGCGGTCACAAGGTACTCTTATGAACGGCGACTTTATGATCGTCCTACCAGGGAAGGGTTACGTTGGAGACGAGCGCCGTTGCAAACGGTTGGAGATCTCCGCTCCATTCTTCCTCTCATGGATGAAGCCTGGTTGCGAACCACAACCGTACTATAAGGTCGCATTCGACGGACTTCCCTCGGACGTCAAGGTCCAATTCGCTTACTACGACCCACCCAACGACTCGCTCCACATCATCCTTCAGAGCATGGAATGGCCCGTCGTCCCAGAGGGTATGCCGGTACCATATACGACTATCGTATTTCAGGAGTCCGATACGCTATAGTGGTTGTAGGACATCCGTTTAAGGAGACCCCTTATGCCGCTCGGCCAAAGCCTTGTCCGTCTGACCCAAATGACGTGGGGCTTCCTTCGCGGCGCGAGCGGCGGGCGGGGGATGTTCTCGTATGTCCTACAGCCTGGCTCTCACTTCAACTACGCTCGCGAGGTCGGCGATGTCTGGCGTAACTCGGTCGCCTACATCGGCCTCGCGTTCTTATCGCGGAATCTCGTGAAGCCAGAGCTTTGCGTAAAGGATGAGATCGCGAAGGATGAGTCGGAAGAGATTGACGACCACCCCATGATCGCGCTCTTGGCGCGTCCGAATCCCTTTATCAACTATGCCGACCTCTGGAAGTTTACGGCCTTACAGTACAGCATGGGGAATGCCTACTGGCTTAAGGTCCGTTCCCTGGAAGGCAAGGTTGTCCAGCTCTACCCTATCCCGTCGTGGATGATTGAGCCTTGGTCCACCCGGACGGACTGCCTCATTGAGTTCTATCGATACATGCCGGGCGGTCAATCGTACATGCTCGCGCCGTCGGAAGTGGTGCATTTTCGGAACGGCCTTAATCCCGATAACCCGATGCTGGGGTTGTCGGACCTTGGCTACCTGATGCGCGAGCTTTACACCGATAACGCGATTAATACGATGTGTGCTGCTACCGCCAAAAACATGGGGATGGTCGGACTCCTCGTCACTCCCAAGGACGGGGAGATGATTATGAAGGATGACATCTCTGAGATTCGCGAGACGATGTGGTCTCGGACGACCGGGGATCAGTCGGGGATGCCTCTCGTTCTTCAAGGTGCGGTCAACGTTGAGCGGCTGGGATGGTCCTTGGAGGAGATGCAACTCTCGCAATTGAGAAACGCGCCCGGTGAGCGCATCCTTGCGGCGCTCGGGCTGAACGCCATGGCGTTGGGGCTCCCCTCGGATTCCAAGACTTATTCGAACTACGGGGAGTCAGTCAGGGCGGCTTGGCATCAAGGGATTATCCCGATTGCGGAAGCCTTTGCGGAGTGCCTCTATCACCAGCTTCTCCCGGACTTCGGGGAGGTCGGGACTCAGCGGGTGTGTTGGGAGTTCGATAGGGTCGAAGGTCTCCAGGAAGATGAAGCGAAGAAGTGGGAGCGAGTGGGCAAAGCCTACCAAACCTACCAAGTGATCACGCGCGCGGAAGCACGGAGAACACTCGGGTTCGAGGCTGATCCCGAGATTGATGACGTGTACTTCAAGGATGCAGTCCTTGAGCCGACTGACATGGAGGCGGAACAACCCCAAGATGAGGGTCCCGCCTCATCCCCCGATCTTGAAGATGAGGGTCCCGAAGGGGAAGATGCGATCCCTGACCCCGACGATAAGGGGGAGGAGCTAGCGCGTCTCAAGGAACGCAAGGACCGCGCTAAGTCGATCCGTCTGGCGTCCGAGGTACGCCAGAGTGATCCGTACTTTCTTGCCCGTCGTCAAAGCGGTCGGCGCGCATGAGTCGAACGACTTCGAGCTACCCGATGGACCGAAACTTCAGGCGGCGCTGAAGAAGTGGTACGGACGTCAGGCAGAGAAGGTCCTCGGGTCGATCCCCAAGGACGTCGCGGACATCCCTGACAACTTCATGCCGCTCAACCCGGACGACTGGACCGGGCCCATGTCGGCGACGATGACCCCCATCCTCTCGGTCTACTGGGATCAAGCGGGCGCGTCCCTGCGCGAGCGGATCGGATTGGATCCAAACGACTGGAAGGTCGTTGACCCGAACATTGCGCCGGCGATCGCGAAACAGTCCATCCAGTTCTGCCAGAGCACGAACGACACTACGTCACTCTCCATCACCGACGCGGTCGCCAAGGTAAAGCAGTCGTTGGCCGAAGGGATCATCTTACACGGTGAGGCGGTCCCCCTCCTGACCTCGCGCATCCAGTCGATCTTCACTGACCTCGATGAGACCCACGCCGAACTGATTGCGATTACCGAGTCTAGCCGGGCCGTCCACCAAGCCGCTCTCATGTCGGCCGAGCAGTCCAAGGTGGTCACTCGGAAGTCGTGGCTGTTGTCGTCCAACGCATGTCCGCTTTGCCATAAGATCGCCGATGAGGTCAACGATCCTGGGGGTATTCCTCTCTCGGCAAACTTCGACACCATCGGGAACAGTGAGGTCTACTCCGAAATTTCGATGGCGCCCGCGCATCCGCGTTGTCGGTGCACGGTAACTTTCGAGGTTGACCCCGACTACCTTGCGAAACTGGAAGGGGAGGGTGTGACCATCCCCAAGCAAGTAAGTGCGGTCGCGCCCCCGTCCGCCAAGCCCAAGCCCAAGCCAATTCCCAAGCCCAAGCCAATTCCCAAGCCCAAGCCAATTCCTGCGCCCGCACCGGCACCTGCGCCGACTCCTGTTATTCCTAAGCCCAAGCCGATTCCCGCTCCTCTTCCTCCACCTCCTCCGCTTGCACCAGTCATCAAGCCGGTCAAGTACACCACTGCGTGTCGTCCTTGTCAATAGCTGCGTGGACGGATTATACTAAACTAACGTTCTACCCTGGGTATGCTTACGGGAGTGATGAGATGGAATTCGACACGCTGGTCTATTACGGCGGGGCTGTCAAAGCACTCGGCGACGGCCGTGTCGGAGGTCGTCTCATTCACTTCTCTGGCCCTACAGACCCTGACCTTACAGGCGAGTTCTTCACGAAGTCGACCGACTTCAAGATGGGCCGGCTTGGCGACCCGATGTTCCTGTACGATCACGCGATGGACGACCATCTTGGCGACCGGGAAATTGGGTCGGCGAAGATGGGAATGGATGATGCAGGAATCTGGGTCGAAGGTCAGCTCGCGATGCGGGATGAGTACGAAAAGAAGATCTACCAGATGGCTCAAGACGGTAAGCTTGGGTGGTCTTCTGGTTCGGCTGGTCATCTCGTGCGCAAGCGCATGGCGGGGAAGGCGAGTGAGATTCTGTCGTGGCCGATTGTCGAGGCTTCCTTGACACCGATTCCGGCAGAGGTGCGTTGTTACGCGATGCCCATGAAGTCCCTTTACCAGGGTGGTCCGGCTCCCGGACTTCCCGCATTTGAGGTTCGAACCCAAGAACTGGTTGCCGGTTTGAAGTGGTTCCGCGATACGTTCCGAAAGTTCTCCGACCAGCGCGTCAAGGCTGGCCGGGTTCTTTCCACAGCCAATCGTGAGAGGATTCGCAAGGTCGTCGAATCGGTGAAGCCGATGGTTGACGATCTCGAGCAACTCCTCGCGGAAACAGACCAGCTTCAACAGGAGTCAGAGTCAGGCTCGGATACCCTGCCAATGGGTGAACAACCCGGCACGCAGGTGATCCAACCTCTTGAGAAACTCAAGCGGTTTCGCCTGGCTTGGCTCGGCTCGCAACAGTTCTTGAGGGAGACCGAAAGTGGATACCGTACTTCAGGGGTACATTAGCGAGTTTCGGACTGCGTCCGACTCGCTCAAGTCATGCATTGATGCGGGGGACATCGCGGGCGCTGAGAAAGCCGATCAGACCGCGTCGGCCCTTAAAGCCAAGATCGACCAAAGGCGCGCCGAGCTTGCGCGTTTGGACGAGTTTCGGGTCAAGAGCAAGGACGCGATGTCCATGCTTGATGAACCCCAGTTTACCGTCCCAGTCCCAGGCGCCAAGCGCGACGGGACACAGCAAGCCCGAAGTGGTGCATCGTTCGACCGGCTCGACAGCGGAATGTCGGAGATTGAGAAGCTTCAAGACAACGGGGGCTTCAAAAACTTCGGTCACTTCCTCTACGCATGCCGGACCGGGTCGGCACTGGGCGGACGTCCGTCCGAGCCTGATTCCGTCAAGGCTATGCAACGATGGGCGGAAGTCCAAATTAAGTCCCCGACCGGCATGTTCGAAGGGTCGGACCCCGACGGCGGCGAACTGGTTCCGCGACAGTACTCCAACACTGTCTATC